TATGGAGCATATACTGCACCAGTTTCGAGGAAGTTACTTCCACGGAAGCCCATCAATACGATGTTTTCCTTCATGTATGGGTTCTTGTAGATGGTGTAACGGTTTTGGAATGAACCAACCTTACTTACGCCACCTGCAAATTCCATCTTGTCACCATCGGTGTTTGTTGCGAATCCTGGAATGGTTTCGAGGATTGTTGCAACGGTTGGTGAAACAACTGCGAAGTTTGCACCACCACGCATGGTGAGTTGGTGAATCTTGTTACTGACCTTTTGCATCTTTTGACCGAGTGTTTGGTACCAGGTCATGTTTGTCCATGCAGTTCCTTCAAATGCTGATGTTGCGAATGAAGTGGTTGTTGGGTTGTAGGTACGACCGATTTCTGCTGACCAGTATTCGGTGGTTGTACTTGGTACTGCTGCAATTAACATATCAAGGATTTCGAGGTCGATTTCGGTTGAAATGTAGTCACTCAACATTGCAGTGAGTTCTGCTTCTGCGTCTACTGAGTGATATGCATTCAAGTCTTGTGCAAGTTCTGGTGACCAGACTGCCTTCAACTTACGGGTCTTTGCAACAATGGTTTCACTCTTGAGTTCCAAATCAATTTGTGGAATTTCAAGATCTGCACCAGTACGATCTTCAAAGTCACCACGTGCTTCTGGGGTGGTTTGCTTACTGTAGTCAACCTTAGTAAGAGTTGCTGCAGCGGATGAACTGATGATGAAGATGATGTGTGATCCATCATACTTGGTGAATTCTGGAAGAACCTTGTCTGCGAAATTAACACCTGAACCAGATGGTAAGAAAGTACGAACTGCTAGGTAATCTGCACTTGGAAGATCTGCCTTTGCTACCTTGTACTTCATTAATGAACCAGTTCCGATGTAGGTTTGGTTGAAGTTTACATCTGCGAAAGATACTGATTCTGATGCTACTGTTAATGCAGCTGATGAGGTATCGTTGATTGAATATGCCCAACGACCTGCACCATATAAACCACCTTCGTCGGTGTTACCAAATCCGCCGAATGGTTCGGTTGCTGGTGAGTTACCATAGAGTGACTTTGCTGCGGTTTGTCCGAAACGGGTGTTACCGTACTTGAAGTCCATGTAGAACACAAGTCCTGAAGGAAGGTTCATTGGTTGGACTGATACGAAGTTCTTACTTGCGATTGAACCGAAGACCTTACGGACTAATGGAAGTGCTACGCCTGCCCATTGTTCACCGTTGGTTCCTGCTTGGTTTGTTACAGTTGCTTCTGAAAGGAGTTGTGAAGCTTGGTTTTCAAGCATTACTGCCATACCTTGCTTTTCTGCTCCCTTTAAGCCTTCAAGAAGGCCTGACTTTTCCCACTTGCCTGCAAGCTTGCGGGATTGATCAACGATGACCTTGTGTGCTTGGCCAGCTTCGTTGATTAATGAGGTTACGTCTGACATACTTAATCTCCTATGAGGTTATGAAATGATTCCTGCGAGTTGTTGTAGACGACGAGCAACAGAGTTTTCTGCTATTACTTCTGGTGCTTCTGTCTTTGGAGCTGTTGAAGGAGTTGCCTTACTTGCTAATCCTTCTGCGACAACCTTCTTTGTTGGTTTGGTTGTCTTTACTGCCTTTGCGGCTGAAGTTAATGTTTCAACCAAAACTGTGTAGACCATCTTGACTTCACGTACAGTGGTTGCACGATCAAAGTTTTCTACGACCATGACCTTTTGTTCGTTGGTCAATCCGTCCTTACGGAAGATACGATTGGTGTACAACAATTTTGCATTTAGAAGATTGACTTCATGGAGCTTAGTACGAACCATTTCTAGCGCGGTTCTGTATTGTTTTAGCTCGTTCTCAAGGGCAGCCATTTTTTCGGAATCATGTTGTTTCTTTTCATCCTCGGCTTCCAATTCTCTGAGAATTGCTTCTAAATCAAGTTCTTCTTCGCCTTCACCTGCTTCGTGACCTGCTTCAGGTGCTACTAATGGAGCAACTGGAGCCTTTGGTTCTGCACCATCTTCACCTTCTATTTTTGGTGATGCTGGTTCTGCAACAAAAGTACTTACGTCTGCTGCAGCTTCTGTACCAATATCTGAAGACTTAGCTGGAATTTCTGGTTTTTCTACACCAGCTTCTGGGTCTTCATCTGGATATGCTTCGTCTGCCTTTTCTTCCTTTTCTTCTGCTTCTGGTGCTTCTTCCTTTTCTTCTTCGCCTTCTTCTTCCTTTTCTGCACCGAAAGCCTTCATGTCTTCTTCAAGTTCCTTGATTACTTCGTCAAGGTCGAAATCTGCATCTGACCAGTCATCGTACCAATCGGTTTCACTTTCACCTGCGTCTTCACCACTCATATCATCATCTGCTGATGCAAATGCGTCATCTGATGGTTCCTTATTGTCGCCGGTTCCGATTGCTGAACTGTCAGCTGGCATTTCTGATGAACCTTCTGCTTCACCATCTTGGAAAGGTAATTCCTTAGCAGCTTCAGTTTCTACTGATGGGGTTGGTGCTGCTGCCTTTGGAGCTTCCTTCTTTTCTTCACCTTCTGGTGCTTCTGTCTTTTCTACTTCCTTTTCTTCTTCGTCAGATTCGATACCTTCTGCTTCTGCGCGAAGTCTACGTGAAAGCATTGACTTAATTTGGGGTGTGAACGTTTCTTCTAATGAAAGCTTTGCATTTTCAATTGCAGTTTGACGAACTGCTTCTGCGTCTGCGATTGCTTCCTTTAGGAGTTTGTTCGTGATTTCCACTTTTGCCATACTAGTGCTCTCCTATGAGGATTAAATGACTATTATGAGTCATTAACAAATAATTGTATACAACAAAATCACACCCCAACAGAGGTGTACTAAATAATATATATTATGTTGTTTTTAAAAACATCAATTTTTAATTAAAACGTATTATTCTGTTTCTTCTGTGCCTTACTTTCCTCGCGTTTCCGGCGACGAAAGGCATCTTGACGTTTCTTTGCGAGTCTCTTTGAACGTTTCATATGAAACTCTTTTTTCTTCAAATCTTCCATCAATTCTGCCTTTTTAACTTGTTTGACGAATTGCTGAAGCGCTCTATCCAAATCGGAGAGCTTATCACCTTTAACTTCAACGTACATACAACCTCCGTTTATTGAGTAACTATTTTATATGCCACAGCAATCATCTTATCAACTGATTCGCCGAGGAACTTTTGTCTATTATCTGGGGATAACTTATGCATAACAGTCACTAATAAACGTGCATTGAACTTATCAATATACGTTTCATCAACCTTACCGGCTTGACCTGTCTTTGCGATATGTAAGATTTGCTCTTCTTTATTATTTTCCATATTTGTATGGAACCCCCATGGTCCTACATTAAATATCTCTGGGTGGAGAGTACGAAACTTCCTCATCAATTGTCCAGCTGTTGCGTTTGCTTCATTTTCAGTATTAGATCCATCTTCTCCATCTAGTTCTTGCCCATCTTCACGTTGTTTGTGGTGGACAAGTTCGTGTGCTAAAGTACGAAGTACATCAATTGGATGACGTTGACCTTTTACAACAACAACTTCATCGGTCGAAGGATTGTATGTTCCAAATGTTAGGTGTTGAGCAGAATAGTCATCACCTTCAAACTTAATGTTCTTAGGTAATGACTTTAATCCTAATTCTTTAACGGTGAACTTAACAAATTCCTTCGCTAGTTTCATTTTACTTCACTTAAGAAATCGTATACCAAAGAATCAATACGTGAATATGGGGTAACAATTTGTGAACCTTTATTTTCATTAATAAATGCACCGTGAGTACTTGGATTGCTGACGATATCAAAACAAATAAGGTTAAAATCATCTTTTACTTGCACGGTACTTTCACCTATAGGTTCTACAGACCCCATACCTCGGGATGATACACCAAGTCTGATGTTATTCTTGATGAGTTCACGAACGATGTTACCTGACGGAGTAGAAAGGATTTCAATATTACCACGAACGTCCTTCCCTTCAAACCAGATTTCTGTGACATTGCAGCACACATTCTTTAAATTGACTACTGGACTTTCTGGATGGTCAAGTTCACCTAATGCGCGACGTTGTGATACAAAGTTTTCTTTGTATAATCCTGCTTCACGCATCAACACTTCTTGTGGATAGATACGACCATTTTGATTCTTAGCTTCCGCACGTTGGAGAAGAACATTCTTTAACACAAGTGGTTTAGTAATATCTGCCGCTTCTGCTAAAAGTTCTTTTCCATACTGGATGACATTATATTCAACTAATAGGTTTTTCATATTACTTTCCTCTGATTTCCCGAACTTTTCCGGCGAGGTGAAGTAACCGTGCTTCAAGTTTTAATAATCCTTGTCTGGTTCTATTATACAAAGCTTCACTCGCAATACCAGATTCTTTTTGTAAACGTGTGTTCATACGAATCACCCGTTCCATTTCTTGAAGATTACGATTGACTTCTGAGATTGCCTTAGCAATTTTTTGCGTTGGGGTACCACTTTCATCCTTTTTATATTCGTGATATCTCATTTTACCTTCTGCAAGATTTTCTAATTTATCTGCCGGACGATCCATATCTTGTTTACCCCGTGAAGTTAATTGCATACCAAGTTGAGTTGCAATTCCTTTTTTACGTGCTTTATTTTTTGAATTATTACCTTGAAATGCCGCAGGAATATTATACCCGGCAACATCACCAGTAGTAGTTATTTCTTTTAATTCTTGTTCTATTACTTCTCGAATATATGCTCTAAGTTTTTCTTCATTCGTCATAACGTCTTAAGCTCCTTCAGAATTTCATAGCCTATCAACATTGCAGTCATATGATTTTCTTTTATAACAGTTGCCTTTTCTACTTTTTGTAGTTGTGACACTACTTCAGTTAACTTGATACGAACGACCTTATCTGACACTTTCTTTGAAAGTTGTGCGATTTCTTTTGCCAATCTACGACTTTCAGTTTGCGTATATGTCTTTAACTTTGAGGTATTAGAAATATTATAAATGTATTCTTGGAGTAATTTCTTTTGTGCCTCATCCAATCCCTTATACTTTTCATTAAAACGTTCAATTAATATCTTATAAGCTAAGAAACGAATATCATCTTCTTGACTACGGATGATGTTCGCTAATTCGGCGTTCTCTTTAATTTGTTTATTTACCGTTTTCCCAGATAAATGTTCGACGATGGTAAATTGACTCCCTGCCAACTCTTCTATTGTTGTGGAGTCATTTATACCATTTACAGCGGCATCGAAATTCTTGTAGATAGATGCATAAATCTTATATGAAGGAATACGAGCTGCGAAGAATTCTTTAAGATCAAAGTTCTTCTTGATTTCCTTAATTAAATGGTATTTTTGAGTATTTAATACATTTTGATCGAGACTTTTTCGTTGTTCGGTGACTAACTTTAAAAGTTGAAATGCTTTTTGCTCCGAGAGATTTTGAACGTTAAAAAACGCTCTATATAACATTAATTCTTTCCCAAGTTCTTTTTTGGAATTGAAGAATTCTCGCATAAGTTTGACGGCAACACTATCCTTCTTGTTTTCCATCACATCAGCAGTGATTTGACGGGCTAACAATTCAAATAGTATTCCCGTGTTTCTTAACTTATTATGCTTAATACTTGGTTTCATATAAAATATCCGCCAAAGTGAATAAAATACCACTCATATATTAAATAGTATGTAATTTCTAGTTAATTAGTTTTCTGGGTCAGTGTCCAAAATATTTTGTTCACTTAATATACTGTGTTTAGCTTCTTTTTGGGATTTTAATTGTTTAATTAAACTAGATATTTCTGAGTTTTCTAAAGCGAAAGCGGACTTTCTAGATGGTTTTCTACGTTGAATACGTCCTTTAAGTGCATCCATATTTTCTTTGTGACCAAGTGGGTCACGACCTCTTGGATGACTATCTTGACCGAATGACACACCAGTTCGAGGGCGGCCCATCTTTACTTCTTCTAGTTCTTCTTCACCGAGTTCTGACTCTTCTTCGGTTGGTTCTTCAAGTGACGCTAATACAGCGTCTACGGTATCTAATTGTTGTGGTTCTTCTGCTGGTTGTTCTGCTCCAGCTTCCGGCGAAGGTTGTTCATTTCCCGCAGGAGGTTGACCTTCTGGTTGTGGTGGTTGTGAAGCGGCTTGAGCTGACGCGTCAACTTTTCCTGCCCACTCTACGTCTTTTGCAACTTTCTCTTGTTCTTTATGTGCATCGTCAATTGATACATTAAGAACATTATGGTAGACCCATTCTCTGGATAGATACTTGCTATCTGTAATATCCTTTGCAAGTTGAATTTTTTCTTTCCACAAGTTAATCTTTTCTTGTTCAAAGATAACGGAGGGTGAAGACATTTCTAATTCAAAGTCAATTAAATCTTCATCTGTAAATCCTTGGACATACAAATGAATGATGGCAATCTTTGTGAGTTCTGATACCATAATACGTTGGATACGTTCAATGGTACGTGCGAAACGAACGTCTTGAGCTGCTAACGATGCCTTACCAGTACTATCTTCTTCATATCCCAAGAATGACTTAGGTACCTTGAATGCTGCCATCAACTTGTTACGGAGATACTCAATGTCTTCTATTGCATTGAATTGAAGACCAGGAAGGTTTTCTATGTTCGTTCCAGAATCCTTACCACGAACAGGAAGATAAAAATCTTCAGTGATATTCATCATATTGTAACGAAGATTATAGTCACCTGTCTTTGGATCAACAAGTGGTGTTTTTTTCATACGATCAATAATACGTTGCATATGTGTATCAATTTCGGCAGGTGGGATATTGCCGATATCCACTAAGACCTTACGTTTGTCTGGCGCACGCATGATACGATGAATCAACATTGCATCTTCCATCAATTGGAGTTGCTTCCACACACGACGACCACCTTCAATCATTGCCTTACCGTATGGTAGGAAGTTAGTGTCAGAGAGTAAACGGAAGTGGGCAATTTCATAATTCTCAAATTCTTTTTTACCAAGATTTAAGAAATCGTTTTCAATTTTAAATTTGACAGAGAATGGATTGCCTGGGTCTTGTCCTTCAATACGAATAGTTTCGTAAATAGAAAGTGGGATGACATTGACCACACCGTACTTTTCGTCAATGTCAAGGAATAAAAATAAATCCCCATACTTGACCATGTTTCTGACCCACGGCCAGAGATTAAATTCTACATTGAGAATATCATAGAACAAGTTATGGAGAATGTCTTGGATTTGTTCGTTCTTTGAGCGAATACTGAGTATTTGACCGAATTCGTCTTTAACGGTGGACTCGTCTGCGTAGATGTCCATAACCGATGCGATGATTGGATCATTATCCATCATATCATAGTCACGGAACAATTGGAGTCGTGACCCTTGGAAAGCTGCAGCTGCCTCATATCGTCCGTGTGCTGAACCATATCCACCCGTCATAGACGAATAGACACGGTGATACCGATCAATACCCCGTCTATTAATAAACGATTGGATATTGTCGGTATCTGCGACTCTTAACTTCTTTCCACCTACATTTCGGACAACTGTATTTGTTGAGAACAGTTTCCGTAGGCGACCATAAATACTAGTATCTGCCATAACCCCTCACTTAAATGAGTACTGTGTCGAGTGCCGTTGCTAATGGCCAGCAATCGACTTCTTTATTATCTTCTGCAATATCTTCTGCAACGAGTTTGAATTCTGCAACTTTCCCACGTAATACCATTTCTAATAATTCCCAGTGATTTGCATTGAAAATGGTATATGGAGTTTCATTAAGACTTTCTGCTAATGTTTTTAATTCAATGTAAATTTCAGCAAGTTTTTTTTGATCTGCTTCTTTTAATTGTGGTGCAAGATTTTCTAATACTGCTTCCACACGCATCAATTGAACTCTACGTGGAACTTGACTGGTAACTTCACTAAGTAAATCTTTTAATTGTGCCATCTTATTTCTCCACATACTTTTTAAGTAATGTATAATATTTTGGGTTTTCTGTCAAGTGTGCCGCGGCTATTTTAGCTGTTTTTACTACGTTTCCGTTAGTCACATCTTGATGTTCCATTTCTACATTCATTCCTTTATGAAACTCTTCTGGATTGAACTTATATTTCATTTTCTTTAGGATTGCGTCCGATATCTTTCTTGAGACTTTCATTACCACTTCCTACATGACCAATAACGAGCCTTAGTACGTGGGCCTGGATTATCACAGTTGTGACGTGCTCTAAATGACTTACGGCGTTTTGGATTAGACTTCTTAATTCTCATTGTCTTGTCACCGAAGTTAACCTTCTTGATATTTCCAGTACTTGGGTCTTTGACGAATACCTTGAACTTCTTTACGTCCCCACGCATCGGCTTTCCAAGTGCAACCTTACGACCTTGGTATTCGGCTTCTTGAAGTGGACCTTTATATGCTTTTACTATTTCCGTTGCTAAACAACGTGGGCAGTATTCATCGATTTCATCTTCGTGTTCTGGGGTATGTGTTTCTTTCATTGGGACGCAGTTCGGGACTTTCTTTCCGTCCTTCATCTTCCATCCAATCATTTCATACCCAGACCAACATGGGCCGTCCTTTTCTTCTACCATATCACTGACCCGAGCAGTGGTCATTCCTAAATCATTATCTTCTGGTTTATTCATACTACCACCATTAGGTTGAGTTTCCGCATCACGTTTTGTGAAGTCGTAAGTACCCCAAGGATAACCTTCTTTCATATTATTTTAAAAACTTTAACTTGTAAATTGTTGATGAGATAAGACCAGCGATTTCATCAACGGTATTGTTGAGTTCACCGTCTTGTGGAAGTTGACCGCGGGTTTCATCGACGAACTTTTGAAGTCCCATAAAATAACTGACAGTGGAGTCATCTTCAAGGATAGTGTTACTTGGCTTATATCCCTTAAGAATACCATAACGACCTTGATAGGATTCAACATAAGTGTCAATCAAACCTACAATATCTTCATAGTACCCTTGTAATGCCTTATGTTGAGCATAAGATGGAGTTTGAAGATGGAAGATATGTGCTTGTTCTCTACTGGATAACAAAATAGAGATGAACTTCACCACTGGAGACACGTTTACTTACCTTCCTTTTGTGAGTGATATCCCTTCTTCTTCATCCAATGTGCGAGTGCCCAAGGATTATCAATTTCTTTGTGCTTCTTCATCGCGAGAACAGTTTTTTCCCACCCTTCAGGAGCAGCTTCGTTAACTACTTCTTTCATTGCTGCCATATCTTGATCAACTGGTTTATCTGTTTCTGCTGCCTTTTCTTGTTCATAATCGTGGAAATTAGTATTTGCTTGATTGATAAAGTTTTGTGCTTGGGAAATGTGGTCTTGAATCCATGCCGGAATGTCCTTTTCGTCTGTTCCTAATTTTCCTTTGAGTTCTGTTGCATTTCTGATGATGTCATCTAATGCACCCATACCCATAGACACTTCATGGTCGTCGTTTTCAAGAACCACCTCGTCCTTTTTACCTGCACGAAGTGCGGCTAAGTCACTTCCTTCAATTTCACCGTCCTTGTCAACGTCAAGTTTCTTTTGACCGGCGGTTAATTCTTCATATTGTGCAAGCATTTCATCGACCTTCTTTTCTTGATCGGGAGTCATTTGCAATTCCTTAAGTTTTTTCAACTTCATTTCAACACTTACCTTCTTATCACCCTTCTTTTCATCTGCAGCTACAGTTGGAGCTGGTGTGGGGGATTCTTTGGTTTCTTCCTTAAGTGATTTAAGGTTAACTAATCCTGACAATCTAATCATATTATTCTCCAACTGAGTTTTTGTTTTTTGAGCTTGTTTATACCTTTTTAATAAATCTCTTTTTGATTTAAGAAATTTATCAGTGTTATCCACTTTTCCGTCATTATTAATGTCAGCGTCTTCTGCACCAACAGGGTCTTTTCGAACATGACTATGAAATGTTTCTTTAAAAAATGAACTAAGTTTAATCATTATTTCTTCTTGTCATCACCCTTGTTACTACCGGCTTGTCTAAACGCGGCCGATGATGCTGCTGCCCAAATATAGTCTTTCCATTCATCACCATACTTTTTACGAAATTTACTAACTTTCTTTTCGTCCCGCATCATTGCTTGACCAATTTTTTTACGAAGATCAATTTGTGATTTGGTCATTTTACGAGCACTTTTACGGTCATATGGTTGTGGAACGGACTTTTCGTGTACATCGGCGGGGAAAGTATGTGCATCAACTTCAGCCTCGGCTGGTTTATGCCACCAGTTTTTAGCTTGTTCTTTAAGTTCTTGACGTATTATCTCACGTATCATGTTTTTAAATTCTTCTATTTTCATACTTTACCCCGAAAATGGTATATAAAGACACTACTATATAAGTATTATGTATTTATAGTAACCACCGTAAATTTTCCTTTTCTTGACCTATTTGCATCTCATAAGGATTTTTGGTCAAATTATTCGTAGTATACACCATAGAACCTATATTATATTTTGTATTATCTAACGCTAATTTTGTCAATTCTATCCCTTCTTGACGTAATCTGAGAGCAGTGTCCCGTACCCAGAGTCCGATACAAAGTGCAAGTACCAAGTCATCATTATATCCTTGTAGAGCTTCTGGTCTACCATTCTTCCAGATAAACGTTTCCAGTTCCGCAATCATTCGACTTGATCGAATCGTAAAGGAATTATCCAACATATATTCCTTGAGTCTAGCGATAATCAATGGACGAGTACGTTGAGAAATCATAAATCCAGGTACTAACGAACTCATCTTATCTTCTTTTAAATACTTTCTATTAAGTTGATGTTCGACATCCACATATTGTAAGTCTCTGGACATATAGAACAGATTACGATAATTACGGTCAATAATCTGTTGGATAGCGTTCCATCCAATAGAGCTATTATCTGGAATGAGGAGAGCGTCATTATATTGGGTTGCGATAGACACCAACATATTTCCAAACTGTTTGGTTTCTACCTTTCCCTTATATTCTGCGACTTGGGTTGATGATTCTACGTCAATTACGTGGAAAGTAGAATAATCCTCACCATCTCCACGGGCAACGTCGGCACATACAATATAGGATTTAGATGGATGTGGATATTCCCAAACCCAAAGATTTCCATCAAATCCTTCTTTCGATACTGGTTCTTGGACATATGTAGCTTTATAAAATTCTAATATTTCTGCTGGAATTACTGTATTCCCTGAAAAGATAAATGATGCATCATGTTCTTGAATAGCCTGTAATTCACCCATCAGTTCTGTCTGACGGTCACGCCATGCTTGATCACGTTCTGGATGGACTCTCCAATCCAGTAGAATTGGATTGAAGTTATTGGTCTTGGTTTCTGCTTGTTGCCACATCTTGTGGAAAAAGTTACCGACACCATTTGGAGTAGAAAGTAGGATTGCTTTACCACCTGTTGATAACGTACTGGATGCCGCGGTCCAGATGATGTCGGCATTATCAATGAATGCAGCTTCGTCAAGGATGAGAAGAGATAGTGCTTCAGAACGTCCGGCGTCTGGTGAGGATGCAACTGCTTTAATTTGTGACCCGTTTGAGAATTGTAGAGACAGTTTATTGTTAGTCACAATACTTCCACGTAACCAGACTGGAAGATTGTCGTGCATGAACTTAACCTTCGTCACCAAGTTCTTTGCGGTTTCTTGTTTGGTTGCGATAACGAGAATATTCTTGTCTTTATGGAATAACATTAACCATAGGGCATATCCTGCAACTAAAGTAGAAATACCAATTTGGCGACCTTTGAGAACTATGTTGTAATCGTGACCTTCAAAATCCTTCAATGAATTTTTTTGATAATGATATAAATCAAATAACACCCGACCTCGGATCGGATGTTGAATATATGAATACCTACATAAGAAATATTCGGGGTCTACCGCACATTTCTTAAATTCTTCTTTAATCTTTTCACGTAACTGTTGCGCCGTAGCGTTCATAAAAACCTCTTAGAATACGAATATCTTTAGTAAGATACCACCGATGACTCCACCCACAAATGCTTGTTTTCTGGTGATGGTTGGAAACAGAGGTGGTTTTGGTGGAGTAGGGATATTCTTGACTACTCGTTGGAGACTATCACGGGAAAGTGTTAAAAGTGTGATAGTTGAATCTTTACTAACAACTGCGATGTTTAAATGTTCAATTGCATTTGCTTGTTTATCAATTGTTACGGACTGCTCATTAATGACTGAATCTTGTTTAGGTATAATTAAACGTGCCATTTCTGTTGAGTCCGTGATAGTCTCCTTTAACGAGTCTAATCCACCACGTAATACTGCTACTCTGGTACGGGACAATAATGCTTCCCGTTGTGCGACTTCTGCCCGTGAAATTGCAGCACGAGCATTGTTTTCTTGAATTGTAATTTCAGTTTTTAAACTATCTGCGTAGTTAGATGCGAGTTCGGATTGTTTTTTGAATTCTCTCATTTGAGCTAGGTATGATTGTTCCTTGTTATTCATAACATTGGTATTCACAACCATTACGATTGCAAAGGTCGCAATCGCAACTAGCAACATTTTAATGAACGGCATTAACGCCGTGACTGTCTCAGCTGTTAACTTCGCCGCTTCGAGAAACTTCTTGACCTTGGGTTTCATCCTCTTCTCCAGTACCGTATTTTTCTATAGTAATTCTTAAATTTTCTGTTAATACGTCTATATCCTTTTTGAGATCTTCTTTTAATTTATTGATATCAACGTCCCACTTTTCCATCATTAATACAGTCTTTTCGTTTTCATTCATAATAAGAAATTCTGGTTTAGTAACTTCATCATGATATGATTGTAATTCTGCAATTTTATCTCTAGTTTCTGCAATATAATTACGTAACATTATTTTACGTTCATATTCTTCCCACTTACCCTGACGACGGATTTCTGTTTCGTCTTTTATAACGCAGTCCATACAATGTCCACGAATACGCCAAAACTTAATATCAAACCGATGGTTCATTGGTTTGTTACAACGTGGGCACCACCACGGAGTTTTTGCATCATCTAATTTAGTTACAGTTTGACGAATACCATTTTTAATAGTCCACTTTCGTCCATTAACATCTTCCCACACATCACCTTCTTTACGCGTAGGTTCCGCTTCACCTCTCCAACCAAATACTAATTTTTCACCGTCTTTTTTAAGACGTTCTGCAACTTTACGACGAACATCATTTAATGCATCTTGATTTTTGAACATATAACCTCACGTTTTTGCGAATCGTTGTGCCGAATCTTGTTTATTGTAATACCGTATAACTCCTTTACTGTTTTTTGCTCCGAACTTATCACCCGCAGGCCATGTTTCTCCAGGTTTGTATCGTTTTGCGTCACTCGACGGTTTTGTGTCTACGGTCTTTTTCTTTCTTGGTTGCGAAGGTTCTTCTGGTTTTCCATGCGTAGCAGTAATTTTCTTTTCTTCTTCAGATTTAGTTGTTGTCTTTACAATCTTATCAAATATATCTTTGTCAAATTTTCCATATACTTTTGTAAATATTTCTTGTTTGACTTCATCGGTAATGTTCGGATTACCAAAGATTGCACGAAGTTGCGTACCACTAATATTCTTACCGTCTATGTCTAATTGCATTTCTGGAGCGACAATAAAATATCCCTTTTCTGCATATCCAGATGTTGATGACTCTGGGTCGTATGGTGCAAAATACTTACCACCAGATAATCTATCTGCATCTTTTTGACTGACCGCAGTAACATATACTGTACCCGGTGGTAGCGAATCTAACACTTCAACTGGAGCATATGGATTTCTAACTTGAACAATCATTTCTTCAGGAATATCAAACATCCGAGTCATGATTTCTTCTTTATCCCTAAATCCAAAAGGAGATTTACCTGCCTCCGTCTTGTCACTTGTTGCGATGAAGACATTTTCTTTACCAAATCGTTTGACCATTTCTTCGTAAATACTATAATGACCCGCATGGAATGGTTGGAAACGACCCGTAAATACTGCTACTACCCGTGGTTTTCCTTCTGGTTGTGGTGGAGCAACGGGTGGTTCTTCAGACGTTCTATCATCTTTGTCCGGTTCTGTTAACTCTGCTGCACCCTTATCAAACTTAAGTGTTCCTAAAATTTGATTGACAGGGGCGAATGCACCAGTAAACTTATATGGTTTTCCGTTATAAATAAATACCATACCTTCAGATGGTACAACCTTATCAATACCAACGGATTCCAGACGTTCAATTTGAATTTGTAATGCTGCGAGTTTATTTTCGTCCCCAGTTTCTTTTATCTTCTTAATGGTATCAAGGACTTCTTGTTTTAATTTTGCGGCAGCTTCAGGATTATTAGCTGCCAATAAATCCGTTACTCGACGCAATGCTAATGCACCTGTTTGTAAGAAAATTTGTTCCAGTGGACGAGTTGCTTTCTGTTGTTCACGTTTTAATTCCTTTGCTTCAAACTCACGGAACCAACGTTTCTTTTCTGGGTCTTCAATATCACTTACTTTGAACGACTTATCACCCAATGCCCAACGACGAGTAATTCCTTCAAATTCATCTTGTGTAAATTCTATCCCGGTCTGTTGACTGATTTCTATTAATCTATCTTCCCAATAGGCAAGCTTATAGTCTTCAATTGTAGAGTTATCATCTAAACCATATACTTCTTGCAATCGTGCAATACGTCTACCAATATCTTGTAATGCCCTTTTATTTTCTACAGTTTGTGCATCACTGAAACTAATAGTCTTTGGTCCTTGAATACCGAAAGTTCTTTGTTGCTCAGCATTTACTTTGGTAAGTTGGTCTGATAATGTTCGGCCATCATCTACTGAACGACTAAGTTCATTACCCTCAGCATCATATTCCACACTACCGTGAAATACTAATACAGATTTACCATAAGGAATAACGTTTTGGGTATCTGGTAGAATGATTTCTACATTCATAAACTTACTACCTCCAGAAAACATTTGGTCCCGCTGTTCTGGCGGTAAGGCGTCTATTGCACGTTGTAAGTCTTCTGCCGCTCCCGTAAATGCTTTTTCAATATTACCACGACCCGCAAACATATTACGAATACCGGCAACATCAAGAGCATTCTTTCCTTTGTTTTTAACTTGACCCTTATTACGGGCAAAGTATACACGACCGTCCTTGACCGTAAACATAATATTTTGTCCATCAAGTTTTTCGGTAACCGGTTCTTCTTCTCCTAATTCTCCAACTAAACCACGACGAACTATTTCTTTGACATCACGGAAAGATAGTTCGTCATCTTCATACGGATGTGCCATATGTCCTGCTGCACCGCCTTCATTAATAAGAATCCAACTATCATACGGAACGTTACCTTCCAATAATTCTTCAAGATATACGTAATTTTCGTTCTTCTTATCTCGTCCGTGGTCTTTCTTTGCTAAACGCCAAGAACCACCATTGGGTCCGTTTGGGTGGTGGACATCGTGGTTCTTCATCTTCTTTTTACCGTGTTTTTTAATTGCCTTACGACGGTCACGATTACGTGCTACACGGTCCTTAACGGTATCCTTCAAATACTTACGAACTTTTTCTGGGTGGCGGCGGTTATATCTTCGCATACGTTCGGTACTAGATAATGCTTCTTCTACACCACCGACATCACCTACATCACCAGTATCCGTGCTTGGTTCTGGTGTGTTGTCAGGATTTCCTACATATGTATTCCACACTGGCGCATAGTGTACTCCCCATACCTTAGCTACCTTACACTTTTTACGGATTTTATTACCAGAATCGGTGGGATGGATGGTACACATTTTACGTTTCTTTTCATCTAATGTATGCAAACGACGATTAAACTCATCAATATGAGTTTGTTGTTCGGATATAGATTCAAATAGTAAATTTATATTAAATGATTTCACGGTAAAATACCCAAATCGATGTTAGAACCAGTAAAGAATGTGGGTACTGACACTGCCACAACTTCAGTGGAGTTATTGTTTATATCAAAAAATTCAACTTTATACTGTAGTATCTCATTAAAATACTCTGTATTTGGTACTAAAAACTGTACTTCATCTGGAGAAAAAAGATTATCTGACGCAGGTTTTAACGATATTTCCGAAAAATTCCATAAACCATTATTTATTACGAATCTAATACCCACCTTACCTGTATCGGCTAATGCAGGTGTAAAATTAAACTTATTATCTCTATACCAATTAGTTTCCCCACCTGATGTTGTTTCTAATGTTCCTATAAGTTGCCCCAATGGATCATTAGAAATAATTTTAGTTCCTTCAACACCTATTATATAAATATCAACTTTTGACTGTTCACCTATTAAATTTATAAAATTTGATGGATTGTCAACAGAACCCGATGTTTTATTATAAAATGCATCCAGTTGTAAGGTGTATTCTGTTGTTGGGAATACTTGTGTTCCTCGTTTGGTACCTATAAAATATCCACTTTCGGAAATGTATCCTTGATATTTTTGTTTGTTAAATATGGGTACTTCGGACTTAATTGACCTTAGTAAGATATCATCGGAAACTGATAGTATGAGAGGTACTGGATTTACTGGTGTTGCGGTTGAATCATAATATGTAGTTGAACCCGATATAGGATACACTGCATTTGTTGTAACTACTAATCTATCAGAGTACCAATTATTAGACGCGGTTGGGGAAATATTAAAATCACCTATAGGTAAGTCACCTCGAATAGAACTGGTAGTCAACAATTCAGAGGTAATCACAGGTACGTCTGCTACTAATCTGTAGTCCGCTACATCATAACCAACCTTGTTGTATACTTTTAACTTGTATATTTCACCACTAACTGTGTTTAGATTGACTACACGAAGTTTTGCGTAAGATACAGGGATTCGTAAATCTATAGAATTTAACTTACTGTATATTAATTTTGCAGTAGATTTTACAGGTACGTTTGTTGCGGATATTTTTGTTATGTAACTACCGCTTACTAGATAAAATTTATTTATTACTGTACCGTCCGTGGTTTTTATTAAATTACCAGTACTAAATGCTGTAGTGGAATTTAAAATGTCATCTATTGGTAGATACAAACTTGCCGAAAGGTTGTTAATTATTAGAGAACCCGTTATATACGCTATATCATAGTCGGCCGAAAACTTAGTAGGAGATTGTGCCTTTATCACATATCCTATCTGTTGTCCGGAAAACATTGTAGGAGACAAACTAGCAGTAATATCTACGCTTTGCGTAGTGTATGATGCGGTAGTATAACTATACAAACGTTGTTCTTCGACAATTACTTGTGGCGTATTTTCTAGTACTATAGGTGAAGAACTTCTGATATTTGGTGATACTAATATTTTTCTCGTCCATCTAACATTATATTTATTTTTCCAGTTTGGAGGTATTTCTCCACCATTTGCTAATTTTTGTATACATCCCATAATAATAATTGTCGCAAATCCAGGTGCAGTTTTTTCTGTTATTTGTACAGATATTAATCTAGAATCACCCTGCAAATATTTTTTAACTGGGTTTTGATATATAGTAATTCCATTTGCATCTAATATTTCAATCTGTATGGATGTACCTGGCATTAATAACGGAGAACCGCCTAGTAAAAAAGAATTTCTACCACCAGTAAATTGTGATGGTAAATTACTTATTTGAAAATATGTAGATGTCGATGATGTATCTTCCACCAGAACATCGTATTTTGCTAAATTTTTTGGTAGTAGTTCTTCTACAATCTTAGCCATAGGTTCTCATTTAAAGTCCTAACTCAATATAAATAGTTGAGTTAGACATTAATATACGAGAATCCGTCCTCCCGTTTGATTTCAATTACCTTGTCCACCATATCCCGTGCGGTGTCTAAGTGACTGATAAGGATAATGAAATCAAATTGCGACTTCAGAATACCCATCATTGTCCCCATCGAACTGAGATTTTCTGGGTCTAGGGTTCCCAAACCTTCATCAATAATCATAAAGTTAGGTTTCGGAAGGTTCGATGCGTTCAACAGAGCCACACGGATAGCTAAACTACTGATGAACCGTTCCATACCCGACGAGTTTTCCAGTGGCCAGATACGTTCGTGGTCGTAGTTCAACTTCCCAAGGATGTTTTTCCCGTCCACTTCCAGTGAAATCGTGAATTCCACAATCTGAGTCAGTATATTATTGATTTCTGACTCAATTGCGGGAATAGCACGGGACATCAACTCATATGGGATACCATCACGACCGACCGCTTCCATATAATACTTATAAGCCTCATATGTATCTTCCAATTCTTCCGCTTCCTTAATTTGATTAAGGATATCGGACTTGGAGGCTTCTAATACCTTGATTTCTCCGTGGAGTTCCCGAAGTTGCTTTTCCAACTTGTCCATTGATTTCTTGTTGATAGAAATATCATACTCAACATGACTAATGTGTTCGTCGATTCCTAGATTGTGTTTAATATTTTCTTCGTTAGTTAGATAGGTTTCAATATCCTTTTCTGCCTGCTCCTTGATACGGTCACACTTTTCAATTGTGGTAATCAACTTTTGAATTTCCAATTCAATTCCACTTGCTTTCTTTTGTAATTGATGGACTTCCGTTTGTAACTTTTCGTAATTAGCACAGAGATTAACCTTTTCTACCAAGGGTTCCATTTGAACCTTGATTTGTTCCACCGCATCTTCTTGTTTGGATTGTAATTCGTACAAGTCAACCAGTTCGTGAGTGACTTGTTGCGCATCTTCAATAACCGATTTATTATTTTCTAAACAGACGCTACACTCTAGGTTGTACTTATAACTTTCCAGTTTACTCTTAAACTTTTCCTTTTCAGAAACCTTTGAGAGAGTAAGTTTAAGTGCCGATGTTCCCTTTTTAAGTAACTCGTTTAACTTGTTATATTCTTCAACCGACTTACGAAGTTGTGGAATGTTCGCATCAACAACCTCCTTCGTTTGTTCACGAATGGTTTCATGTAATACTTCCAAACGACCTTCAGTCTTTAACTTATCTTCCTTATATTGAGTGATGAGTGTATTAGTCTTTTCTAATACTGCCGTCAACTCATCAATATCTAACGTGATATTTGGTACCGGACGTTTCTGACTCTGCCAATCCCGTAATTTCCCATCAAACATATCACGTTCTTCCTTGATTTCCTTAACAAGTTCTTCAACCTTCCGATGACTCTCTATAGTCGTTTCCAGTTTGGTTTGTGTGTCGGCTAATAGTTGACCGAAATCAATCTTCTTGAACTTCTTCAACGCACCAGTGATTTCTTTACTTTCTTCGTTGGCTTCATCAAACAATTTATCAAAGACATTTAACCCCATAAACTGAATGAGTAAGTCCTTTCGTTCAGAATGTGACTTGTCAATGAATAGTGCGTTCGCTGTCTGACTACTGAGTGTGGTTAGTACGAAGTCCTCATAACTACCAACATAATTACGAATGTTGGCATTGGTGTCACGACGGTCTTCGCCGTTCAATGAGGTATGAGTTCCATCTGGATTTTCCTTCCAGAATGATACGTCTACCTTGACATCACCACCCTTCTTCCGATTACCAATACGACGAATGAAATAGGTTTCCTGATTGATTTCAAACTTCAGTTCACATTCAAACTGGTCCTTTCGGTTATTCATAATGTGGTCACCACGGAACGCACGTGGAGTCTTGTCGTAGAGACAGAAGATAAGTGCGTCCATCGACGAACTCTTTCCCGATGCGTTTGCCGCAAAGATACCGTGGATACCTTGCATATTTGTAAAATCAATTTCGTTGTTCTCACCATACGAGAACATATTAGAGAACGTAAACTTCAACGGACGCCAGTGAACGTTACGCGACTGGTCCTCATGACTGACCCGTGCGTTCAAGGCGTTGTTGACTGTAATAATCTTCTTCATCAGTTCTTCGTCAACCGTTTCGTGATTTCGTTCAATCCAATCTTGAATCAATGTGTTCTGAGTATTGACATTAGTGACATCCGTAGTAACGTGATTTCCTCTACGATTGACATTACTTGCTTGATTGAACCGATTCTTGTTGATACTCAATTCAATGATGTTATATCGTTTCCGTAATGCCGCTGTGGTTTTCTTGACTAATGACGTATCTGCCGTCCCCGTAAATAAACGAAGGCGGACATTCTTTGGCATATCGGTTGGGAAATTAATCTTTCCGTCTTGGAGTTCTAACGTGTAATATCCGTAAGCGTTCGGAAGTTCTTGGAAGGTATGTGAGAAATCTTCCAGATTCCATAAGCACCATCCGTGATTGTTGACCGTTTCCCCGTGATTCTGCTGAATGAGTGACGAGGAATAAACAATGACGGGATTACTTTCTTGAAGAATCTGATACTTGTGGATATCACCGAGGAGTACAACATCATATCCTTCAAACGTAGTCACATCTACGTGACGATTCGTGATGACATACTTGATATCGGTTTGAGCACCGTGGACAGGTCCGTGGTAGAGTGCAATCTTCTTTACATTCTTCCGACAGTCTTGGACAGACGGCCATTCTTCACGGTCATCTAATATAGAGAATACTGCGAAATCTACGTCGGCGACTTGGTAGACATCGGAGTGCTTAAGATAATGTAAGTTGGGATGGTTGAGATTCTTGATAATCGGCGTCAAACTATCCAACCGATTCATGTTGGACAGATTGAGGTCGTGATTGCCTGCGATGACTAACGTAGGAGCGATATCGGCAAGATTACGAAGGAACTCTGAGGCAAGTTCTACCATCTCTGGACTCATATCGGTCTTAGCATGTAAGATGTCACCCGCAACGACAATTACTCCATCGGTCAAATCTGTCCGACGAAGTTGTTCGTAAAAGGTATTGAATGCTTCCCGATATTCTTCATGCCGTTTGAATAGACGAATGTGAATGTCGGCACAATGAGCAATAGTCTTTAACTTATTAAATAATACATCAATCTTCATATATTTTGTAACCTTCCACCAATATAGTCTTTAAAAGTACTGCGTGATGCGTTACTGATACATTCCCACGTATCTTTGAAACCTAATTCCGAGGGGTCTTTCTTGTCAAGGTTGACCAGCTTTACGTCAATACCATATTGGGAGAGACTCTGTTCAATCTCTCGTGCTTCGGT